CTCTTCCGATCTGGGGGATGATAAGCAGCTGCGGATGTTGCTACATCTGCTGGGAGTGTATCTTCTAGTTTACCATTTACCCAATCTTCTAATGCACCGCTCTGTACTTGATTAGCTGAGAAGTTTATTTCGTCATCTATACCAGCTGAAGTATCGTGAGGTTCTCTACGAACTCTTACAACAGAACCATTCATTGCACCAATATCTCGCAATGAGTACGCAGCTGATGCACCGCCGAACCTACGAGCTATTCCTAGATCGGTGTAAGCGTCCGCATAGCCCTTGTTAATGTCCCAAGCACCACCAAGGTTGCCCTTGAGTACATTTTGGGCGGAACCTAAAAGTTCGGAGGACATAATTAATCAGTAAATTCTGAAGCGTGGATAGTAGCGTCTGTTCCTCCGTCTCGGATAAATTTAGCGGCGGCTGCGGCTTGTTTACTCCAAGTGTAAGAACGTCCAGCGAAAAGGATATGACCGTTTGTAGTAGTAGGAGCTGAGTCATCATAAGTTACTCGAACATCTGCACCTTGAACATCAAGGACAATATATCGAGTCAAGCTATTAAACGCAGTTCCGAACTGTACACCTCCAGCTGTTGCATCAACTGTAAGAGTTTGGTCAGTTACGCCGGGAGTCGGCTTCGGATATAAGTTGGTTACGTATGAGTTTGCCATATGAGTATTTTACATTAAGTGTCAACGCAATCAGCGACTTTGGCGGTTGACGTAAGTTGAAAATTTCTTGTTGATTGAGTTATTATTATTGCGAATATCTATTTGTTCTAACTGCATAGCAATATAACCTTCTGCTACTTGTTCTTCGGTCAAGGCTTTTCCGTGTTGACCATCCATACGTAGGAAATCTGAATAAGCACCGTGAGCTAAGTAATGAAAGAACTCTCCCGGAATATCAGTTGAAGTGTCTGTAAATAGAGCCAACTGTTTTTTGTAAGTTACAAATGCTTTACTATCATTTCCGGAAACTATATTAAGAACATTAGCACCGGTTGCATCCACAAAGAAGTCGTACTCAAGTGCAGAGTTATTATAAAATGCTTGTTTCCTATGTATTCTAGTAAACTCTCCGATTGTATTTTTTCCAGTTTCGGCGTAAGGTATTAGATTCTTAGGCTCTACTAAAAGAGAACCAGTTCCAGTCCAAGTTACTACATTTTCTATTACATCTTTTTTATTAGTATCCGCTTCTATAAAAACTTGAGCACCAGCAGTTACAGTATATTTTTCATCTCCGTTGGTATCAGCTACTGAAGCACCGGAGTCTATTCTCCATCCGCTTGTTGTTTTATAAATTATAATAGTACTTGTTGTTACACCTTGATATACATTAGTTCCGGATATACCTACTGTTCCATCATTGGATCCTACAAATTTGTAATTTTGATTTACGGTTGTAGTACCAGTTGCCCCGGATAAAGTATAAGCATTAATATCTCTACCCTCTGAAGATACTAAATACCTAGACCAAGAAGGACTCATATTGTAAGCTTGAGAAGCTCTTCTGTTTACAAAATCTAATATATTAACTTCTTCTTCTGTAGTAAAAGAACTGACTCCAGCTAGTGCTTGTATTAAAGCTTTTAATCCTCCGACTCCACTATAGTTTCTGTCTTGCATTATATCTGATTAGGGCTAAGTTCTGGGAACTTTTTATTGTAGTACTTTAAGAATTCTTTTGAGTGGACTTGATCGTGTCCGTATTTTTGAGTTAGTCGAAAGAAGTCACGAGCCGGAATAGTAGCCACTGGTTTACCCAAAGTTGGGTGCGTTTTTCCTCTTAATTGATTAGCTTCTTTTTTTGCTTGAGCAACTCGTAAGTGCTCAGTTTCTTTTTCTAATTTGAAACCACTTTTGATTTCATTCATAAATGCTGCGTCTATTTCACCAGTTGTAAAACTTTTTGGTAAGTCCGTAATAATATCCATAAGTATTTAAGTAGTTTTAAATTAAAAAAAAGGTAGGGGGCTTTCGCCCCCGACCAAATTTGTATTATGCAAATGATCCTAGATCAATGATGCGTAATCCGATAACAATGTTACCAGCAGTTAAGCTAGCAGTTGTTCCGTTAACTTCAGCAAGAATAGTAGTTTCTGCTTGGTAAGGAACCGCTTGTGATTGGTTACCAGTGAATCCATCTCCAGAGTTAAATACTGGAGCTGACATTCCATCAACATCAAGAGCATCAATGAACTCATCTGGGTCACCAGCTGTAGTACCAACATCTAAAGTGATGTCAGTAGCACCAGCAAGTGCAGTTGATTCAAAGACACCGGCTAACTCAACAGCACCACCCGCTGGGATAGATGCGATTGGAAGTTGACCAGCTGTACCTAATGTTTCACCATTGAATGGGTCTGTGCCTAGTTTAATTTTTGCTAAATCATCAAATGATAATGAGATGACGTGAGTATATCCGGAAGTTCCGGCTTCGTTTACGGTTAATCGTGCCATAGTTATATTTCTCCTTGGTTAATAATTAAGTTAAGTCAGCGACTTTACCGTGAGCACCGGGGTGGTATACACCTAGTGTCAAGGAACAATCAACATAACCACGCTCACCACCACCCATATTAGGGAGACGAGTTGAGCCCAATGGAATTAACTCGTGAACACCGTAGTATTCTGGGTTAACTAAGAAGCCAAAACTGTTTGCTGTATTAGCAGAAGTTGGCATACAATCTGGGTTACCGTTTACAACTGAAACAATACCGTGATCTGACTGATATAAATCAACAGATAATTTAATTGCAGTTTCGTTACCGTTGTAGTTAACTGTACGTACGTCATTTGCGTTTCCGCTACGTGCGAAGTCAGAGATGTCTGTACGAAGTGCTGTATCAGCAACTAACATAAGATCATTAACTGTACCAGTTTCGCGGTAGATAGAAGCGATCATTGAGTTAAGTTTAGTTTCGTTGAATGCATTACCGGCTGCGTTAATTGAAGCGGCTGGAGTACGGAAAGCAGCTGGAACGTCAGCTGGACCAGCTGAATCAATCCAATCACCTAAACCACGTAAACCATAAGCTGTACCAGCACCGTTTTCAACAGAGCGGTCTTGAGTACCAGCAAGGGTAGCTTCAATGTCGCGTTTGATTTCACGGATTGCTTTAGCTTCTGCTTGAGCGATCTTAGCTGGACCTACGGAATCAACAGCCTCTTGGAGGTCTGATACCATATAGTCACGGCGGAATTTTTGAACGTAGTTGCCGAGGCGAGCACGACCAGAGAATTTGTCAGTGAAGGCTGTTACGTCAGCTCCTTCAGCAACACCAGCAGTTGATGGTGCACTTAGGCTGTCGACAGTCCACTCAACAAATGTTGAACTAGCTTTCTGCTTTGAAGCAGAAGAAAGGATAGGAGTTTCTTCGGGAGCAAGAATTGACAAAACATCAGTCAAGTCTTCTCTGTTGGAAACACCAGATCCCGGATTTGTAGTATCGAATGTATTTGAGAATGACATTTTATATTATAATTAGGATTATCGGTTTTTTAATTGTAGAGTTCTGAGAGTAATGAAATCACTCTTGTTGCCAGATTGTCTAAATTGTTGGTTAAGATTTTTAAGTGCCTTAACTGACTTTCCTACAGTTTTTTCTGATTGAGATGCGGCTGTACCGGCTGTCTTTGGTGGAGTCAACGTTGCGCTTTTCGGAGCTTCTTTGATTAGTTTTCTACCGTAGATACTGTTCGCTGCGTGAGCCATCAGATAGTTAAGTTGCGCTGCAACCTCCGGATCTGCTTTCTTACGTAGTGAATCGAATCTTGGGTCTCCGATCATAGCTTCGTAGCTTTTTCGTACGTCATTATCTTCTCCTTGTAACCAGTTTAGTTCAGTACTAGCTTGGGCATCAAAGGCTTCTTTGAGCTGCTCTGATTGCGCTACCCTTTGTACTGACTTTAGTTGAGCCGGTAAGAATTTATCCCTAGCTTTACGAGCGTTGAGTAAACTCTTACGCACGTCTGACTTGGTTAGTTCCTTTCCTTCAACTTCAGTTACGACATCTTCGGGTCCGTATCCATCTGCGTTAAACAATGTTTCCTCTGCCCATTCTATGACATCTGTTACTTCCTTCGCCTTTTCTTGTAATCCTTCTATGCTGTTTACTGACGCGTATGGATTATTGGCTACTTCTTGAGTTTCTAATGGATTCTTGTTTTGGAGTTGAGCTTCCATCTCTTTGAGTTTAGCTTCCGCTGCTTTACGCTTTGCTGTAAGCTCCCCAAATCGAGCGACTGCTCTACTTCCTAGCTTTTCGGATAGTTCACGAAGGTCTTCTTCGGACATCTCATCTAGATCTAACTGTGAAAGAACATCTGTTGATTCCTCGGATAAATCCTCGGTTTCTTCAGTTTGTTCAGCAACGATTTCTTCATTGACTTCTGCTTCAGTACTCTCGACTGCGGCTTCTTCAGTTACTTCATCTGTTGCTTCAACAATGGGAGTCTCCTCTTGAGTTGCCTCATTTAGTTGTCCCAAGCGGCGGTTTACAAAATCCGCTGCTGACATATTTGACTGTAACGCTGTTGTTTCTGTTGAGGGTTCAGCGACTCCCTCGGTGATTTCGTTTGACATAATGTTTGCGCTTTTTTACGTGAGCGATCACGATGGTTATATTATAACTTATATATCAAGTTAAATTCTTTCTGAAAATTTAGTTTGTAAATTTCTCCAGTCGCACATCTGTAGTATCTGATCATATGTTAAAATACGACCAGAGATTTGTTGTATCTGTTCGTTACTTGCGTTGTGTAACTCCTCTATTGTTTCTTCTCTTAAATCCGAGATTACTTGTAGGAATCGAGCAAAGTGCTCGTGGTTACTTAAGGTAGTTAAATCCGTTTCTAGGCTCATTTATTGAATTGATTAAAATAAAAATTTGTTCTTTCAGCTCTTCTATCAGTATGTGCTTTTTCTTTCTTAGGTTTTAAAAATTTAGTTCTAAATGTTTCGTTTATTAATTGAGGGTCTCCACTTTCAAATGCTTCACGAAGAGCTTTAGCATTCCCTTCGCCGACAATATTCTGAAGATCTCCATAAATATTTTCGTAAACGTATTTGTTTTGAGAATCAACATTATCTTTAAGATTGTTTTCTTTAAGGAATGTGTTATAATAAGGTCTGTGAAAATCAAATTGATAAACTCCATAACCTTTACCTCCGCCGATTTGCTTCTGAGCGGGATCAAAACTGTAAGCACTTTCAACAGCTGCGTTACCACTTAGACCAGCTAATACAGCTGGATCATTCCCGAAGTATTTTCTAGTTGAGCTCAAGTACGCATCAAACATAGATCCTTTGTTTGATTTTTGCGAACCTAGCATTTGACCTTGAGTAGACATAGGTAAAGGTACATTACCAGTGGGCTCAGTAACTACTCCAAGCATTATTCTTTCGAGTTCTGTCATATTAGCTCCTTTAGATTCCTTGTGTTTGAATATCTCCCATCTGAGCTGGTTCTGTTCCAACTCTTCCGATTTGAGCGTTCTGTGCTTGTTGCATTTGGAATGTGTACTGCCCAGCGTACTTTTCAAGTCTCGCTGCAAAGGCTTCATCTGACTGTAGTCGTTGTGCAACGTCCGGCTGAGAAGCGTACTGCTGAATAACAGTAAGAGCAATTTGAGCACCGTTAGGACGCGCTGGCATTTCAATACCGGCAAAGATTTTAGCGAGGTCATCAGTTACTTGATTTACAACTTGTTCTTGAGCTGCTTCTGTAGGTTGTAGCACACGATCCGCGAGTACCGGATCAATACTGTTAGCAGCTGCATCAAGCAAGCTATCAATGTTAATGCGACCACTGCGGTCCAGTTGCGTGAGCGCAACCATTTGATTAAGTTTCTTTTCTTGAGTTTCTGGATCCGAATTGAGGACATCATATGAAATCATTATATCGTAGTTCTCATCTGGGTTGCCCTTGTTGAAAGCTACGGGGTCTGGCGATCCGGTAACTCTAAAGAAAACTGAGTCCGGTCCAAACCGCTGGAAGCATTTATAACACATCTGTAAAACCTCTGCTGAGTGTTGTAAAAACTTATCCACTAAAAATTGTTTACGTACTTGAGATATTTGAGATGTTTCATCAAGTCCACATAATCTATCCGCTTGTGCTTCCATTGTTCTTTCTATTTCAATGGAACCAACTGGAGATG